TTACAACAAACCGCAGGCGGTGATGCGTCTGCTACATTTACCTTAGATTATCTTGTTGTAGCTGGCGGTGGATCTGGCGGTGGTACTACTTCAACTGGATGGTCGGTGGCTGGCGGTGGTGCAGGTGGATTTAGAAATCAAGCTGCTCAATCGGTAACTGCTGGCACAAATTATTCAATAACAGTCGGCGGCGGTGGCGCTGGAACTACTGGCGGCGATCCTGACGGTAGTGGTTCAAATTCAGTAGCATTTTCTAATACTGCGACAGGTGGCGGCGGCGGCGCTCCGGCTGGCACAACAGGTCATCCTGCGACAACAGGTGGATCAGGTGGCGGCGGCACAAACTGGACTGGAAATTACACAGGTGCAAATGGCACTGCTGGTCAAGGCAACAAGGGCGGAACAGTAACCGCTGGCTACAATGTTGCTTGCGGCGGCGGTGGCGCTAGTGCAGCAGGTGTAGATGGTGGTTCAGGATCATCAGCAAACTTAGGAACTGCTGGCGGTACTAGTATTTCTGGTTCGTCTGTAACTTACGCTGGCGGCGGTGGCGGTGGCTGCCCACTTAATTACACGACACAAGGTGCTGGTGGTTCAGGCGGTGGCGGTCAAGGTGAGGGGCGTTATGTAACCGGAACTGCTGGTGGAACTAATCTGGGCGGCGGTGGTGGTGGTTCTTATTACACAGGCGCAGCCGGATATAACGGCGGCTCTGGAGTCGTAATTTTAAGATATGCAGACACATTTGCCGAAGCAACTGCAACGACTGGATCGCCAACTTATGTTAAATCTGGTGGATATCATAAATACACATTTACAGGATCAGGGAGCATAACTTTCTAATGGCACACGCAGCAGAATTGAATGACAATAATGAAGTTATTAGAGTCATTGTTATCAGTAATGATTATGAGCCTGATATTGAACAATTTGCAACTGAATGGGCTGGCGGTGGTGTTTGGAAACAAACATCTTTCAACGGAAACTTCAGGAAACAATTTGCAGGAATTGGACATATTTACAATTCTGAATTAGATATGTTTATTTTGCCGAAATGCCACGATGAAGCGGTTTTGAATGAATTAGGCGATTGGGATTGCGATAACGAGGCTCATAATGGCTGAATATCCAATTGGCAGTGCAGCTCGAATGATCCGCGTTGCTCGCGATGAAATTGGCGTAGCAGAAACCGGCGACAATTTGGTCAAATACAACAACGAAAATGGTCTGCCGTGGTGCGGTTATTTTATTGACTGGGTTGCCAAACGAGCTGGAGTTAAAAAACTGCCAAGCCAGATAAGCACAATTCAAGGCGCGCACAAAATGAAAGAATTTAACTGCTGGATCGAGAATGCACCGCGCGCAGGTGATTTGGTCTATATGGGTTGGGGGCTCAAAGGCGAAATCCAGCACATCGGTTTGGTGGTTAAAGTTTTAGACAAGGGCAAGGTCGTAACAATCGAGGGCAATACAAGCGGCTCAGGCTCACAAGCTAATGGCGGCGAGGTTATGGTTAAGGTGCGCGAAATCGGCAAAGAAATAATTGGTTTTGCGCGCCCTAAATATCTGACTTATGAGGGAGAATTGCCGGAAGTGGAAATCCCACAGGCATCGGGAGTCAAACTGAAAGGCAAGAAATGAAAGAAGCAAAAGCACTTGGCGCATCATGGGCGCGTTCATTTATAGCGGCATCATTGACCCTTTACATGGCTGGCGAAACTGATCCAAAGACTCTTGGACTAGCTGGAGTTTCAGCAGTCGTGCCGGTCGTTTTGAGATGGCTAAATCCAAACGATTCCGCTTTTGGGCGCAAGTAGTCGTTGGTTTATCGCTCTTACTTTTAAGCGGTTGCGGCTACGATGGATGGACAAGATATCCATGTCAAGAATACGAAAACTGGCAAAAGCCAGAATGCAAAAAGCCAAAGTGCTTGGCAACAGGCACTTGCACAACGGATATCTACGGTTACGACCCGACAAGAGAAAAGGCTGACTCCTGAGGATGTCCATGCTCGGTTAATTCTCATCATTGGTGGCACGCTGGCTTTCACTTTTGCGGTGGTTACGCTAGGCGTGGTTTATGCGCTGATATTCGTGACTCAACCTATCGGCGCACAAGCTCCAAACGATGCGGCTTTTATCGATCTGCTTAAAACACTTGCCATTTTCTTGACTGGCTCGCTTGGTGGCGTATTAGCTGGTAATGGTTTGAAATCAAAACCCAAGCCCGACACGCCCAAAAATAAGCCTAAGGCTTGAAATATGCCAACGATTACTTCACCATTTAGGCGTTGGCAACAATGCCAACCAATTTTGGATCGGGAGCTTCAAAATGAATTATTTACAATGGTTCATGTTTTTGTGGTTTTTTGTCGTGGGCTTTTTAGCTGGTTATTATCGCGGCAAAGATGTTGGACAAGTTGAGGGCTATCTACGCCACCGCGCAGTCAATCGCCACATTTCAGCAATAGCAGGTAAGAAATGAAAGAGATCGCGGCGGCTTTAGTATCTGCACAATCTGCATTTCAACCAGCTCTTAAAAATAGCCAAAACCCACATTTTCGCTCAAAGTATGCCGATCTCGGTGCTTGCATCGATGCGGTAATTGATGCGTTACACGCTAATGGGATTGCGCTAATTCAGCACACTGTCGAGAGCGATAAAGGTGTAATTATCAGCACCACTTTTCTACATAAATCAGGTGAAATCTATGAAGCCGGCACGCTATTTGTGCCAGCCGCGCAACAGACACCGCAAGCCTATGGATCAGCCCTTACCTATGCACGCCGCTATTCGTTAATGACCGCGTGCGGCATTGCACCAGAGGATGACGATGGCAATGAAGCTTCGAGAGCTGGTTCGCGTTACCAAACCGATGCGCAAATTATTCAACCTGATGTTTGGAGCATCGCGCCACAAAATGTTGATTTATGGCAACCAAAAGGCAACGATTACAAATCAAGCGCAGAGGTCAGCGCAAATGCGCCATTGTGCAATCATGGCGAGATGACCTTGCGCGAGGGCGTAAAGGATGGCAAGCCTTATCGTGGCTACACCTGCAAAGAAAAGGGCGAGAACCAATGCACCGCAATTTGGATGATTAAAAGCAAATCAACTGGCGAGTGGCGATTTAAGGATGAGCAATGATGATTGACGAGTCAATGGCAAAAGAACTTCGCAAAATTCTTATCGATTTGACAATGGGTTTTCATAGACGGATTGATGTGCAAAATATGCAAATCACCGGAACAAATGAACCACAAGAATTTGAAATCACATTTCGCGTGAAAGTAAGCGAATAATGGGCTACATCATCCTAAAGAGCTTGACCACTGGCGAGGAAGCGTTTATCGGTGAAGGCGCAATGGTCAAGTTACCGCCGATTACTTGGCGATGCGATGTATGCAAAGCTAATGAGCATCCTGATAATGGCGCATTTCGCAAGATTGGACATCCGTTTGAGTATTGGGCGTGTAATCGATGCCTACAAGCTGGAAAAGAGCCGCCATGTATATCAAGCTGAGCGACATTGAATTGGCTCAATGCACAGTCGCTGGACTTCAGCGTTTGATGCGTAAATTGCAAGGTCATAATTCAGGCTTTTACTATAACAATTCGTTATCTTTTCAAGAGCGCGTAGTTGAGGAAGCCGAGAGCGTAGCGGCTGAATGGGCGGTTAGTAAGTATTACAACTTGCCATTTGATCCAGTGAAATCCAATGAGCATTACAAAACCAAAGCTGATGTGGGCAATGCAATTGAAGTTAAGTGGTCAAAATACAATGACGGACATTTGATTGTTTATGAATATGACCGCACGAGCGATATTGCGGTGCTAGTCACTGGCAAATCGCCAGCCTATGTGATAAAAGGCTGGATTCCGGTAGCAGTGGCTCAAAAGCCACGATATCGCCACACTTCGCAACCTACTTGGTGGGTCAGCCAAAATCATTTGCAACCAATTGAAACGCTGAAAGCGAGTAATTATGCAAACGCTATCGATTAAATGCCGAGTATGTAAGAAAAAAACAAAGCATGGTGATCTTGATGCAAACCATGAAAT